TCTAAAAGCGACTGAGGATATATGGTCCCAACATATCCAGAACTAGAAGCAGATAGATTATCCATCCTTCTAAACTGTATTGGACGCGGCATCATTTTAACATAAATATCCTCACCTAATCTAGTTCCTTCATGCCATTCACTAATCCACATCCATTTTATCTTTTCTCCAAGTTCTGCATTTGGTTTATAGTTTTCATCAACAATGTCTTTCTGTAAGACACCAGATTCATCCCAATAACTCTTTAACCCAATCTTTCTTAGTCCCTTCCAAACAACCCTTGTTTTGCGTATATTACCACACTGATCATACGCTCCCTTGCCAGCAGGTTCGCTTGCTGAACTAAAGAAATTAGTTAATGACTCTGTTTTTGCGTCGTCTGCAAACCAATCTGATTTCATTGCTGGATATGTGTTGGTTTTTAAGGCACCAATAGAGTTCCCAGAATCTCCACCATATCCATTCTCTATTTTAGAAACCTGTGAAGATGTAAGAAAGTCGTAATAATCATCTATAGCAGTACCGATAGGTATATAACTATCTTCAACGATTATATCAGCATCCTCTATTCTATATGAATTAACATTTCTAACATAACTTATCGTAAGTGGATCTACGACCCTAAATCTTGGTTCATCTCCAATAATCTCTGCACAATATGCCTCTTCTCCAATATTAAGGGCATTATCCATCCCTTCCATAAACTTTATAGGAAGTTCCTGATCTTTCCATAAGTAGTGTAGAATCTGAGAACACAAACGTTCTCGCATATCCTGATATTCATAATACTCCCACTTACTAAGTTCTTGTAGTTTTTCTTGTATCTGTTCTTCTTTCAAGTCTGGAGTAATGGCTAGTTCGTATAAACTTTTCGTAACCATCTTTTTTATATCAGATTCTTTTTCTGATATGGCATCTTCGTTTACAACCTTAACCATCCAATCGAACCTACGTTTTATAGATTCTCCAACCAATAAATCTATTCTTGGTTTGGATAATGGATAATTTTGTATACTATCTAAGGTTTTTGTTCCAAATGCTACAGGAACGTAGTTGGACGTAGACTCAACATCCGATATATCGATAATACCATTCTCAAGATCTCTTAATAGTTTTTTCTGATAATATGACCTTTGTGTTGATAGCGATATAGAATTACCAGCAGTATCAATTGCAGAGTCAATACATTTCTTAAACCATTCTTGAGTCTTAGCGGATGTACTTATCTTTTGTGAAGGGAAATAATTCCCCGATCTTTCTTCCATTTTAATATATTTTATGCAAAGATATTTATAAAATAATGCTAATTAATTGTGTTTGGGAATATATCTATTAGAAAATGGAGAGCGATTATGGCTAATTCTATTTTTATAATGTTCAAAATCCTGCAACATTTTATCACCCATTGTCATCTCCCTCTGTTCTCCTCTTTTTTTAATTGCCTGAGTACGTCTCAAAACATCTTCCCTATAAATCATCAAAAGATTCATCGACGAACATCTGTCAAAGTTTCCAGTTGGATTATATAACATGCATTCCCTTAAATATGCCGGAGACTTAATAAAGTTTAAATTACACGAATTTTCATCAGTAGTAGATGGAGTAGCCAACCACTCTATTTGTAATTCTAAGCCCCATTTATTAACAGCAGTATTCGCACTGGTACCTAATGACTTATTACCTACTCCAGTTGACTTTTGCATATCGTAATCCTTTAATATCTCAGGAGTTTCTGCAACATAGTGCAAACAATTCTTATTTTTCATATATCCGTAAAATCCCTTTTTCTGATTCTCATAGTTTACGATACAATTATATGCAATACAGCATCTTCTTACTTGCTCATAGAACTGACTAGCATATTGAGTCCTAGCAGTATATTCCAAAACCAACTTATCAGTAAATGTATCCAATATCCAAAAAGACTGTAGCGATCTAGTGATGTTGCTATTGTCATCATCATCAACAGGGTCATATCCTCCTATATATCTACCATATGCAATCTTTCCATCAGATGAAACTTTTGGTTTATCAAATATATGTACACATCCAGTAGTGTCATCTCCAGCTCGTAATGGGAACTCGTATATTGGTCTAACATTTTCATCTCTCCATTCCACCCCACCACTTCCATTCAGGTAATAATGTCCCTTTCTAGTATTGGCTAATTCGCTTGCAACAGACATTAATTCAGCATATCTAAACTTAATATCAGATACTGGGAATATATTATTATCAGAACTCAAAAACACTTCAGATGGTTTTAATGGGAAGTTAGTCATTTCTGCGTCTAGAGCTTTTTTTGATCTAGCAGACTTTAATCGTTCTCTTCTGGTTTGATAAAACGCTTCAGCTTCAGCTACTCTAGTATTACCATTTTTATCCTTATACTTTCTATCTCCATATGGAGCCGGGACAAACCATCCTATCTCCCCAGAGTTCTCCCATTCGTCATCAAATGCCATTATGTCGTACTGCAATGGATCTCGAAATAATATTTCTGATTCAACAATTTTTTCTATTGATCCACCAGTACCAATCATAATTGTAGAACCAAATTTATCGGTACCATTATTTACCTGAGCTGCACTATTAGAGCCCATGATAGTTAATAAATTAGTAACCAAACCACATTCTTCTATGATGATAAGACCAGGACGAGAACCAGCTGTAACCTCGGGGTTTTCAGAGGTCCATATACCATGATAAACATGCGATCTTGACCCACAAGTTATCCACTTACCAGCAACCTTTTTTTCGTATTCGTGTCTCCATGGATTTTTCTGATTGTTTGGCATTAATGATCCACTCATGTCTTTATAAAACGGAGAAGGACGTTCGTTTTCGGAACCCTTAGCCCACACTCCAGGGAGATTATTATAGGCCTCTTTCATTTTAGATAGAAGATCACTAGATTTTTCAGACTTAGCAGACCCAACAAATACCTCAGCAACCGATGGATTTCTAATTGACTCTTCATTATATTCCCTTGCACCATCAAACAAAATTTCAAACAAAACAATACCAACAGCAGAGCTAAAACTTTTCCCACAACCCCTTGATGCTAAGAGCATTAGGTTCTTTGCTTGGTTTTGATACTCTGGCAAACCCATAGGTTTATCCCATAGTTTACGGATATAGTTTCTTGTTGGAATATATACCTTTAAGTCACCATTTTTATTATAACAAGTAGGATGTATATCGTCTTCGACAATCTTTCCTTCTTGATATAATATAATATCTTCATTACATGTATATTCGTCATCATTTTTAAATCCACTGAATCCTCTCGCTTCCATAAAATTATAAAACAACGCCCATTCAAAATCTGTTAAGTGGGGATGTATTTTCTTCTTAGGAGCCGTTCTAGGGGCGTCTAATTCTTTATGGAGGATTATACCAAAGTTAACATAAAAGTATAAATTTGGTGGCATATAACGATACAACTGATCTTCATCTCCTGGTTGTGCATCTACGTTCCAATATCCCTCTATACAGCGCTTCTTTTGTTCTTTCCAATACTGCAAATAAGAGGCACTATCTGGATGGTAATTTGGTATTGTACCAACGAGAAATGCCTTCCTGTTACGAATAACTGGGAAGACATTCTCTTTCTTCATCATATATTCTCTATTCATATTTAACCTTCTTGTACATAGATCGGGAGTTCTGGTAGTTTTAATACTATAAAATCCCACCAACAATTCCATTCCACCAGCCTATCGTATAGGATATTCCTTCCTCGAAGTTCGTTGTTTTCATACGAAAACCAACACGGTATTCCTCGATACCTAGCAGGCTTAAACCCTTTATCTTGTTTTATTTTCCAATCCATATATTTAATTATTACATTAAATCGTACCATTTTCACTTATACTCTCTTTCCTTCCACCTCGAATAACACCATCATTTGTTTGCTCCATTTCTAATTCAGCCTTCATCTCCTTATATAGATCCTTAAGTTGTTTAGTCTTTAACATCAACTTATCAAGATCTTCTGCGTTGCCTATGGAATATGGTGTATCGTCAATCATCTTCGTTCTTTCTTCTAACTTCTTTTCTATTTGCAATAATGCTCTGTCAACAGGGGAAAGGCAAAAAGTCTTATATGCTTTAACAAGGCCATCAACCTTCCCCCAGTCAAACTCGGAATCTTTTAAGTAATCATCCTTAATTAAAAGTTTTCGATCTTCTTCACATAAATTTCTATACGGATTGTCTGGATGTTTATCCACTAATAGGGCAATAGCCCACATTAACAACCCTTGCCGCCCTTTGTTGGTTTTCCCTTTGGTTTCTTTTTCATAAACTTCATTAAATTCTTTTATTGCACAAATGTTGGGATTACATTCCCAAAAGTTTTCGTATATACTAAAATTACTTATTAACCGTTCCATATCTCTGGCTCAACAACTTTAACTTCATCAATTTTTTGATTAGATAATTTAACAATTACAGGTTCTCTATCTGGATTGTCAAAGTCCTTTTCTGATTCATATTTAGAATCAAATATCTCTATCGTATAATCGCGCAAGTCATCTTCATAATTACTCCACGCAATCAACTGCTGTATCGTCACAGGACCCTTCGCAATCACCCTCTTGTCCTTCATTAATATCTTTATTCCGTTTATCATGTTGTCTTTTTAAACTACTTCTTCGCTTTATACTTACTACAAATTTACCAAAATTAGTTAAATTAATTATTGGCACATTGTCATTATGAACATCTGCGCTCTCAATTACTTTTGCAACATTATGTTCTATACTTAAAATCACGTCTTCTACTACATTGTCTCTTACGAAATGATCTAATGCAACCTCATGTATAATCTTATGATCTATATCACTTAACATAACTATGGTTTTGATGGAAAGTCGTTTTCGTCTTCAAACAATCCAGCTGCTCTTGCAGCATACATTACTAATATTACAACAACAACGATTGCCATAAACACTAACACTAATTTCATAATTCTATTTCCTCCAATCCAAGTTCTTCTTCTATAGCAACTAAATCAACAGTTTCCCTTAGCGCAACATCGTAGATATCGCTTCCGCCAAGTTCTGGGTTTTCTATCTGATGCCAATACGTCACTAGAGATTGTACCTCTTCCTGATATTTCTCTATCTCATTTATCTCCTTACACTGTTTTAACGTTGCATTTACATGGGCAATCCATGCTTCTGTAACCTCTAACTGATCCTGAAACTTATAAAGGATCATATGTTCTGTTTCTAACATTTGAACTATACGCTCAAAGAATTTTCTATCTATCTGCATCTTGGTAAAATTTTATCGTTAAAACGTTATCAGGGGCCATTAAATACTTCTCATCAACACCAGTAAAGGTAATCATTCTTTTTCTACGTAATGTAGTAAAAAGGTTGTTTAAACCCTCCTTAGATAACCCTAACTTAACTCTCATCTTTTCTCTTATATCTGAACTATTAATTATTATCCATCTCTCCTCTTTCGCAACATCTTTGTATATCCAACTATACATTAAGACTTCTGCAAATACGTCCTTCTCTCGATTGCTTAAATCCTTATATTGAGGCGTAAAATCTAGAATCTCTAGTAGTTGTCTGAAAAACCTTGAAGGATCTGTTTTTATTCTTAATTCCATTTGGTTTTATTTTGCAATACATTCGGGGAGCAGATTAAGGGTCTAACTCCCCATAATGTATCGAATTCAACAAAGATTATTAAACTCCAGTAATTTTTCTTAACTTAATAAAACTCTCTTCACAATAATAGAACGACTCATTATCATCTAATCCTTCTATGTGAAGATCTGCTAACATCCCAGCCATAGGGAAAACCTCTTCTCCAACCTCCAACTCCTCAACCTTAGGCCCCTTGGCGAATACAAAATAAGTATATCTGTATGTGTCACCATCTTTTGCGTCTAACAGAATAATAGAACTTTTTGACTTTCTATTTTCTCGTACAATCACTCCACTCTTTCTTGGTACAAACTCTTGCAATTCTTCTTTTGTCATCTTATTTACTCCCTACGTTAAATCCTATTCCACCCTTTGACTTTACCGTCATAGCTTCCTGCTCTTTCTTAGAAGCTTCGATACTTTCTAGGCTTTCAAAGTTTTCTTTAGTTGATAATACCAAACCAAAAATACTCTTTATAACCCTCTCTTTAGTTTTGATGATGTAATTATCATCCCTATTCGCAAAAGACTTCTCTGTTACTGTTTTCTCTCGTGTGTGTTTTATCATTACTTTGCTATACTTATTGTTAAATGTTCCCTCTGTTCTTTAGGCACTAAGTTAATCCTACGTCTCCCTATCGCTCCACATTCGCATCTGAATGCCTGATACCTTCCAACTTGTGTATAATATGTTCCGACATCTTCTAGGTGTTCTCCTCCGCAATTTGGACATACAGCATATTCAGTTTCCATATACAAACCAACATTCGGATGCGATTTAATCCATGGACGAAGTTTAAGATATAATTCTTCTAGAATTAATACATCATTTTGATTGTACGTTTCCATTTTTGATAAAGCGTCTACATCTCCTTTCATACATCCAAGCCACGTTGCAAATCCTCCATCGTCTGATTTCCCAGGCATGCCCAACGCCTTAGATACATAATCTAATTTATTGCTAGAAAACCCAAAATTCTTTCTCAATATCTTAAGCGTGTCAATAGTTTGATACGGCAATGGTGG